ATCGAAACTTTGGAAAACGCCCTAAAAGAAATCCTCAGTCTTGGCTCTTGGGGTGCCAATGATTTGGCGCGCACAGTGGCCCGTGAGGCCCTAGAAGGAAAAGAGGGGGCCTAAGCCCCCTCCCACCATTACTGAGAGTCCAGAGCAATCGTGATCTGGTCTGACAACTCGGCCAGAGCGTCACGGACTTGCATGGCAACGAGCGTTATGTCGTCATCGCCGTTGAGCATGTCGATCAAGGACGACACTGCGTCTTGCAGGGAAATGTCGTACTTGGTGTTGGGGTCTGTGAGTTCGGCTTCGGAATGAACGCGCAACACCATTGGGTTATCAATGGGTTCTCCGCCTTCGCCATCACAGGGAAGCTCACCGATGCTCCACACGATGGGAAAGCTGCAATCGCCGGGGAGGATGTCGGACTCTTCGTCTTCGTCTTCCATGTCTTCCTCATCGTCGTCAGCAAGTTCTACTGTGTAGATGGCGAATTGGATTTCCATGCAAGCGTCATCAATGGCTACCTGAATCTTGTCCAGAGCATCATTGACAGTCTTACGCAATGCTTCAATGCTCATCACAGTCTCCTAGTGCTTGGGTTAGCCTGAACACGCTACCGTCATTTTATGACGCTTGTTTAGGGCCACCGCCTTCAATGACCCGAATCTCTGCCGTCGATGTGGTCTTGATTGAGGAACACAACTTTCTCATCATTGTGTAGCTTAGGTCTCTAATCACCACATCTTCACAGCCTTCTGCAAAGCGAGCCACATGCACAAATGCGTAAGCCCGTTGTGACACAGCGTCGTCAAACGTAGGCATTTCATCTTCCACAAGCTCCACAATGTCGTCGTCTCCGTCACGCATTTGGCTCGTCCTTCTCTGGTGTAAACCAAGAATTGTCATCAATGGGCTGAAAATGGGTTCGCATGTAGTGGATGCTAGGCTCCCGATGAAATGAGCGGAGCCTGTCACGCTCAAGATCGCGGACCCGTTCATGCAGCTGCATTACCTTGAGGTTTAGGGCGATCAGTTCCCGTGCCATTTCATCTTCTGCATCCATCACCCCATACCTCAACCGGAATGCGGATCGCAGTTCCTCTGCGAACGGACTCAAATCATCAAACCTCATCCGTACTTTTCCTGCAACTGCCGCATATCAATAAAGCGGTGAGAGACAATATGGCCCGCCTTCAAGCTTAATTCATAGATGCCATAGGACCAGCCAGAGGTTGCTGTCCCCGCATATTTGGCGACATACCCGTCTGGCATGGCACTTCCCAAGTTGAGAACTTCGATGGAGTTGTTGATGCCAATCTTGGGTGTTTTGCGAAAGGTGGCGCGGTGAGTGTGGCCGAACACGATGCTGTGCGTTGCGTGATTGGCAATCTGATTCTCACTGTTTTGACCGCCATACGGTTTCCCCATGACATTTTTTGGAACGTGCGTGAATCCAACACCGTCTATGAAGAGCCATTGGCCGTAGGAATGCAAGCGCCAACGGTAGCGGGCGCACAACTCCTCAAACTGCAGGTAGAGCGTTCCAACAGTTTCGGCGTTTTTGTTCTCAAATCGTTGGATTCGTTCTTCGTGGTTCCCGGCAGTCAACTCCATTGGAATATCTAAGTCTTTGATTTCTTTGTAAAACAAGCACATGGCTTCTTCGCAGCTTTCCAAATCAGTCTTGAACGATGGCCGCAAAGAATGGTTAACGCTGCCCGGTGTCTCATGCGTGGATACCGAATCCCAAGAGGCGAAGTCCCCAATTTGGACGATCCTGTGGGGCATTGTAGCCACAACGTGTCTACCAATCCACTTGAACCGTTCTTTGGACATGCCGGGCTGGTCATGGGTGTCACCGACGGCAATGACTTTCGTTTCATCTGTACGCCCACCAATGTAGCGAGGCTTGCTGTTGGAAATAAAAGACAACCGGCGTTTAAGGTCATCTATCTCTTTTTCCATTTCTTGAACTTGACCGACACTATCGGCAATTTTTATGGGTTCACCCCGTTTCATTCTTTTTCTAACAGTGGCTTCCGCCATACCTAAAATGTCTGCGGTCCTACGGATGGAGCCGTGTTTTTCACACATTTCTCGCATTTGATGGCTTGTAAGGTACATAGGCATGTTCCCAACACCGATGAAAGTGTGTACCATGAAATTGTGAAAGATTAAACAAATGTGAATCGTACAATGAACCAACCAAACCTCATCATGGAAAATCAAAAAATGACCACGCTTGAAGAACTTCACCAACATTACAAAGCTGTACGGGCAAGGCTGAATGGCCCTGCGCCAGTCACGTTGCAAAAAACAGCACCAATGGTTGAACTGGCGTTAGAACCAGTACCAAAACCTGTAATCAGAATTGTTATTCAGGAAATTTTACCTATTCCCTTGACTCCTTCACAACAAATTTTGAAGGATGTTGCTGTCAAACATGAAATGATGGTGCAGGACATAAAGGGTCAATCTAGGAAAATGAAATACGTCTGGGCACGTCAAGAAGCCGCTTACAGAATGAGTACAGAGTTAAAATTCTCTCTTCCAAAAATAGGTAGGCAGATTGGATTTCGTGACCACACCACCATTCTCAATTTAATACGGAAATACAAAAAAAGGCATGACCTGAATTAACCAGTTTTCAACTTGTCTTGCGTACATTGAATTCATCAACAACGGAGACAAGCCATGAAGACCATCGTTTACGAAATCGCCAACGCTGTCGCGACACTTGCCATCATTGGCGGCATCCTTGTTCTTTGCCTTGGCATGAAGGGTTGAAACAATGGACGCCTCCATAATCGCTATTGCGTTTCAAGACCGCCTGTCCAAAATGGAACAAGGAATGAAAAAGATGGAAGCCCATATCCATGCGCTGGAGAAGGAAATAATTGCATTGAAAGAAGAGCCAAAAATTGAAACAACCCTAGACAATTTGATGAAAAGAAGCATAAACTTTCCATGTAGCGAAAGAGGGTAAAATGAAATTCATAATGACGCTTAACATCCCCACCAAAAATGGGATGGCTCACCAGATTATCGGTGAGCATCCTGCCACCTCATTGAGTGATTTGAAGTCTCTCTTGCATCAAGAAGATTTCATTATTGTCGATGAATATCAGCAAAAATTCCGAGACGGGCCGTTGGTAAATGAAGGCAAATTGCTTATCAACCATCACTACATCGGAAAAGTCCGGGTTTACAGCCCAAAATAAGGAGACAAAAAATGGAATACATAGACATCATGTCCCAGAGCGCGGGCATTTATAACGACCGCGCCAGCCAATATGGCGATATGCGCGACATGCTGGACCATCAAGCAAAGCTTGCAACGCTTGTTTTGGGAAAGCCAATCACTGCCTATGACATTGCGATGATTTCGCATGTTATGAAGTTGGGAAGATTGAAGAATGACCGGACCAACTTGGACAGTTATATTGATGGCATCAATTATCTGGCTTTTGCTGGGGTAATTTCCAGCAGCAAAAGCATTGAAGACGAAATTGCCGCAATGGCAAAAAAGTTCGCCCCGGAAAGCTCCATATCCGAAGGCGAAATTTGAGGTGGTTCTTTCTGACAAGCAAGAGGGACTACGGCCCCTCTTGCACCCTCCAATAATCAAGGAAATGAACAATGCTGAAACCAATCATTCAAGGGTCTGTGGCTTGGCAAGACCTATATGACCAAGGCTATGTGGTCATCAAAAAAGATGAATATGAAGCCCTTGCCGGAGCCGCCAAAATGATCCCCAACATCATCCACTTCATCTGGCTGACCGGACCCGACTCACGGCCCTTCAATCTCATCAACATGGTGGCGGTAAAGGCTGCATCGGCCATGCAGCGGCCTGACTGCATCATCATGCACACCAACGAAGCCCCGGTAGGCAACCCCTATTGGGATGAAGCTGCGGAATATTTTGAAGTGAGGGATGTTCAGGCTATGCGCTCTGATTTGCCCTTTGTCCAATACCGCTCAGACGTTCTCAGGCTGGAAATTTTGCAGAAAGAGGGCGGCATATACCTCGATACGGATAGCCTGCTCCTTAGCTCTTTGATGCCATTTATGGACAGGCCCTTTACCCTCACACGGGAGAGCCCTGACTCATTGGCAATGACGCCAATCTTTGCAATGCCCGGCGCACCGTTCATTGACTATTGGTTGGAGGGTATCCCCAAGGCAATGGAGTCAGGTGTCTGGGCCAGCCACGCTGTCAACTTGCCCCACGAGCTTCAACGGAAAATGCCACAATTATGCGAAGTAAGGCCGCAAGAAGAATTTTTTCCTTTTGATTTGAAGCGAAATTATCTTTTTGAAACTGGTGACGACATCGTTAAGGAAAACTGGAATCGCATGGGTTCAGCCTATGCCTTGCACGTTTATGAGACCTATTGGGCCAATGATGTGGCCAAGGTTGACCGGGAATATGTAGTTTGGAATCGAAACTGCCTATTTGGGATACTTTTTGGGATGTACATATAAAAATCTGGGGATAACTATGATTGATGAAAATAAGCTAATAAAGCTGTGGGAAAAAGGCTTGAGTGGGAAAGAAATTGCGTTGGAGTTAGGCACAACGCGCAGCGCAGTGTTGGGGAAGATACACCGCCTTCGGGAAAAATATCCGATCAGCCGTAGGGTCAATACATCAAAGATGGAGTTAACGATGGTTGCTAAACAATCCGATCCGCCAATTGAAGTGTTTGAGAACCATACGTTTTTAACGCTTTTCGATCTAAAAAGGACAAGCTGCCGCTACATTATCCACATGGACAGCCCAGACGGGGCGCTCTATTGTGGGGAAGTTATCGACCGAGGTGCCTACTGCAAGGAACATGCAGACCGCTGTTATTACAAATTGGTGAAGAAAAATGATGATCCAAATCAACCCGGCAGTTCCAGTTTCGACGCCAAATGGAAAAGCTCTCGCCCACTTTCTTATTGATTATGGCCCAGAGCATCACTTGCTCTGGGTTTGTTTTCAAGACAACGGCGAAATATGGACGTGGCCTAACCCAGACGTGCGGGCTAGAGAAAATCCTACTTTTAAACGTATTTTTTCAGAGACGCAAAAACACTGAAAGATGATCCAAGTTTAATAATTATGAAAGTGCAAAGATTAAGCGAATTTGCATATCCAGTTGGAGACGTTCCACCTTCCCAATAAGGAACAATTGTAGCTCCATCAATTTTTATGGTTGTTGGCGCGTAAGCTATAGTAGCGTTTTGATAAATAAATGTCATTGTTACGCTTTGATTAGATGAAAGTATTGCAGCAAGAGTCGTTCCGCTGCTTGCACGAAAATTAAGTGTGAAATTTGCGGTTGCGTCGTAAAGTTCCCAAATAAGACTTTGTGAAGTCACATCATAATTTATGGTTCCTGATGGCGCGACAGTATCAACCAAAGTTTTTTGAGCGGAATTGGCAAAGACAGAAGAAATACTTGACGATGTCCCATTAAAAGTTTGTGTTCCCGTAAAATTGTAGCTGATGGCGGGGTCAAACGCTCCAGCGCCGCCCGAACTGGCGATTGTGATGGTGCCATTACCGTTGGTAATGGTGATATTGGAACCAGCCGTAATGGTGGCCGGGATAAGGCCGCCAGAGGCGCTATTGCCAATTAGAAGCTGGCCATCCGTGTAGGACGTAGCACCTGTTCCGCCATAGATGGTGGAGAGGGGGGAGTTGATGGCAATTGTGCTGCCAGTCACGGAAATGCCGGAACCAGCGACAAGCTGGGCATTGGATGCTGCATAGACACCGCCTGCGGAAGCATCTACCCAAACAAAACTGAACACGCTCTGCCGGGCAACAAGCGTTGGGCCAGCGCCACCAGTGTAGGCAAGGGTGACTGTGTAAGCGCCTGTGGTTGCGTTATTGACAAGATAATAACCAGACACCGTAGCCGGGAAGTTGATAATCACATTCCCTGTCAACGTCCCTTGAAGCCTGATACAAGCTTTCTGAGTCTGTGTTTGGGTCAGAGTGACGTTCACATTGGTCAATGAGACAGTAGTGGTTCCACCAAAAGCATCATCAATGATAGTGAAATCACTATTGAGTGGGTTATCCCAAGTGGGCGACGTTTGGTTATAGGCGGGCAGGGCAAGGTTCTTGTTGGTGGTGTACGTTGTCATAGCTAACCCCTTAGATCGCCTGATTGGCCACGCGCAGCGCCTTGACGATAGCTTCGTCAGGGGCGTTCAGCAATGGTTTGGTGCTGTTGTCGGTAGACTTCTTAGCCTGATCTGCAAGCCCCATGAGTCGGTCAACAAGGTGCTTCTGACCGCCACCAACCTTGCCACCCGCCGCCCGGCCAACACGGCCCCCGGCGAAGCGGTTTCCAGTTTTTCCGGGGTTTGACCTGTAATACATCGCGGCAGAATTAACCGCAGCTTCGTTGAGCTTATCAAGAACCGATCTGGCAACAGAATTTTCTCTGGCCAGTTTTCCAAGTTCAGCTGTCCGCTTTGGATCAGCAGCCATTTCCATAATGTATGGCGCAATTCTACCTTCTGCCGCATTGAGTCCCGCCCGTGCTACAAGGCCAAGGCCACCTCCGACAGCACCAGCAGCAACCATTGACGCCGACAAAGGAAGATGCCCTGTTGCAAAAGCCTCCGCAGCACTGGTTCCAAGAGCGCCTGCCGCACCATACAAAAGACTGCCATGTGATTTGGCAGCTTCTGGGCTAGGTGCCGGAAGCTCTTTTGTTTTTGACATAAGACTTTCTGCTTGAGCCCGCCCATAAATACTATCAAAAGTTTCTTCCCCAAGAGCAGACTTCATTCGAGTTGCAAAAGTAGGTTTGTTCATCATACGCAAAACAGCGTCAGGTCCTTGATTTTCAGCAACCTCTTTTAGATAACCGGCTCCACCTTGAGCAAACAAATCTTTTTGCTTATCGTTCATTTGCTTTAAGGCTTTAGTAGCCTGTTGGTTTGTAAACGAATTTGTCCCACGAAAATAATTGTAGCCTGCCTCCAAAGCATTTTGACCGCCAAAGGCGTCCGCTGCACTATCTCGTGCAGCTTTGTAGCTTGCAACGGAATCATCCAAAACGGTTACAAGACGATCTTTTAATCCGGTCAAACGACGAACTGCGTCTCTTTCGCCAGAACGAACAGCAGCAGATATTTGATCGTCAAGATTAC